GAAACAAAGAAGGTAACCTATTAGTTCACTCTTATTGGAGTAATGATTTAGGTACAAAGGCTTTATATAATAGAGGTAAATTAGTTTGGATTAAACCAAAAAATCAACCTCGTTATACTTATGAACAGATAGAGTACGAACAAATGAAAGCTGAAATCAAACGATTGAAGGAAATTGTGGCTCTAAACAACTAATCGTAATTTAAAGAGATTAGTAGAATTACCCAACCCCGTAAGGTTGGGTTTTTTTATTTAGCTCTAAATAAACTCGTATATTGGGTGTTTATATATTTATGTTCTTTAAAACATCATATATACTATAGTTATTACTTGGACAGTCCGATGTTTTGTAACATGAGAAAGTTATTTTTCTAAATTAAAACAAAGGAGACAATATGGAATTTTTGAAGAAAATCGGCTCTTGGGCTGATGAACTAACAAAAATTGGTATTAGTATAATCGCCTTAGGAGTTGTACTTGAAGTATTATTCAAAGGTGCAAACATTCCATTCTGGCCAGAGGTATCAGTAGTTGATAACGTAATGGGCATTTTAGGAAGTTTGAGTGCTGAAGGTTTATTAGGACTTGTTGGTGCATTTGTACTTTACCATATAATTAAGAAGTAAGAATACTTATTAATTCCATAACGCGTTAAAGATTAAACCTCACCGTAAAAAGTGAGGTTTTTTCATTTATGATATTTATATGTAAGATAATGTATAAAAATTATGAGTACCCATTTTGAATTATTTCCAGGCAAAAATCTGAGTGGATTGTTTAAGGATATCTATGATAACCAACAAAACAAGAAACAAAGAATATCAGAACTAATTGCTGAAATGAAAAAGGTAATTAGACATTCTGGTGATATGGCAGTGATTGGGCCAATCATAAAAGATTTAGTTGATACTTCAGTAAGAAACGATGAATCACTAATCAAGATGGCTGCAATTGCACAAAGAATGATTGCCTCGAAAGATAAAGTAGAGGGTGATACTGGTTTCTTAACTGATAAAGAAAAAGAACAACTACTATCACAACTTGAAGATACTATCGCAGAAGTTTCAGATGAACACGATACAAAGGTTGATGAACTAACTAACGAAGTTGAAGAACTAAAACAAAAGGTAAATTCTGATGTTTAGATTTGGTGATAACAATTTACAATCAAGTAAACAAACATCTACTGCAGCAAAACGTAGTGAGACGGGATATGTTATTGAGGTAATATTAGATGATACAAATGATTCATTACCAATATTCAAAACAGTTGGAGAGAATGCATCAGATGTACACACTGGTAAGGTTGGTGGTGTAAAAGTTAGATTACTATCATCACAAGAAGCGAATGATGATTCACTACCAATCATATATCCATTAGATGATACGATAAGAACTCTACCACTACTTGGTGAAGAAGTTCAAATACATTCTATTAGTGGTAAAAAATATTACACAAGATTATTAACTGAAGGATTCCCAAATATACAAAATAGTGGTATAGGTGAATATCAAGATTCCTTTGGTGAAGGAGATACTGCAAAAGGTAGTAGTACAGATTATTCATCAAATCAAGCAACAGGTATATCTCAACCACAAGGTGGGCCAAGTAGTAACAAAGGTGATTATGGTGATTATTTCAAGGCAGATGAAAAAATTCATAAACTTAAACTGTATGAGGGTGATACTATATTAGAATCACGATTTGGTCAATCAATTAGATTTAGTGGATACAATAATGATGATAATACTTTCTCACCAACAATAATCATAAGAAACAGAGAATCAGACCCATCAAGAGAAGCACAAGGTGAATTCCAATCACAAAAAATTGGAGGATTAACCGAAGAAGATATCAATAGAGATGGTTCTACTATAGCAATGGGTTCGAGAGATAAACAGTTTGATTTTGTACCAGGTGTAGTTGATGATAAAGGTAATTCTGATTTTGAAACAAAACCAGATACGTTTAAAGATTATCCAACAAAGTTAGATGGAGACCAAGTTTTAATTAGTAGTGGTAGGTTAATATTTTCATCTAAGAGTTCTGAGATGATTTTTTATTCAAGAGGAAACTATGGGTTTATATCTGATGGTTATATGTCTATCGATAACAAAGGTGGTATTGATATTACAACGGGTGATAATATAAACATTACAACTACTGATAACGATTTTAGTATTCTCGCAGGACAGGGTAGAATTAATTTAGGAGATGATTCAGAAGAACAACTTGTACGAGGAAACGCATTAGTAGATTTATTAAGTGAACTACTTACAGAATTAGCAAGTGAAACTCATCCAACACCCGCAGGTCCATCTGGCCCACCTGTAAATGCACCAAAATATAATGCAATAAAAAATAAATTGAGAGATATATTATCTCCAAACAATTATACAAACTAATGTCACTAAGTGTATTTAAGGCAAACGTACTTCGATTCATGCAATCGGAACCAGATACCTCAGATGAATTTGCAGAACATTTGACACGAGAATATGATGCTGCTGTAAAACGAGGATATGATACACTTAACTTAGTACCATTACAAACTGGTAATACCCAAGTGATGGAAACGTTATTAAAGGCGTTGTTCAAAATAAACATGACAGTACAGAGTGGTGTATTAACTTTGGCAGATTACGGCCCTGCATTTCAAGCATATTGGACTGGTGCACAAGGTGGATTATTTCCACTACCGGCAATTCCTGCTCCAGGTAGTTTTCAGAACATAGCAACAAACACACACTTGATTGTAAATCCTGGTGTATGGAGTGCAACACTTCCGTTACCAGCTACAAATTCACCAACTCAATTTGTTGATGCACTTGAGTTGGGTATCATAACACATTTACCAACAGTACAAGGATTAATTGTAACAACATCACTATATCCTACGGCTCCAGCACCAACTCCTGCACCAGGCATAATTAGTTGGGTAGGATATTCTATACCAGGTTAATCCTCAAAAATAAAAGAATCAATATTTATATAAAGTAAACGAGAACAATTATGAATTCAAAGCAAATAGTAAAATTAGTAAAGGCATTGGTAGAAGTTGAAGTTTCGAAAAAACATGAGCACTTTCTGACTAAAACCTTTCCTAAAATTTTAGAAGAAGAAGTAAATAAGAGATTATCTAATTCTTCAAGTACGCCGAAAACAATACAAGAAGAAGTAGACCCCTTCTCTCTTGCAAATGCGGTGTTAGATGATGATAGACAAAGCACTGAAAAGAAAACATATTCTACAAATCCGGCATTAAACGAAGCAATTGCTACTGCAAAAGGATTTGACCATATGGATAAAACAGTATCGTTTGGAACAAAAGACGTTGCGATGGGAGGAGGTGTACCACCGAACCTGCAACATTCAATGGCAGCAAAAATGGGATATGGTAATATAGGAGGTACACCACAGAAACAAGGCTTGGGAGTACAGACAGGTTTACCAGGTTTAGATAGAGTATTAAATAGAGATAACAGTGCTTTAGTAAAAGCATTTGATAAAAAGAAAGGCCCATGGAGGCCAGGAATGGAATAATAAATGGCTTACGAATTATCCAAAAAAGTAGTAATTGATACCCAAGAGTTTAACGACTATGCGGTAGGATTATCTATTCCATTAAAAAATGGTAATGGTGGATTTTTCGAACAGAATTATACAACGTTTGACCAAGCAAGAAGTAACCTAAAAAATTTGTTACTAACAAAAAAGGGTGAAAGAATTGCTCAACCAAACTTTGGAAGTGGGTTACAAGATTTATTGTTTGAACAAATCGATGATGAGTTCGAAGGTAAGTTAGTAGATACTGTAACAGAGGCAGTACAAACTTGGTTACCTTATATTAATATAGAAGATATAGATGTTAATATGAGCAATGAAAATAAAGATAACAATAGAGTGGGTGTAGAAATAAAATTTAGAGTTGGTGAAACTCTTGATTTAAATAGTGTTACATTTACAGTAGGAAATTAAGATGGCAATTAATAATAAAGTAAATACAAATTTTAAGGATAAAGGTAAATCTATTAATTACTTGAATAAAGATTTTAAATCATTTAGAGAAAATCTTATCGAGTTTGCAAAAACCTATTTTCCTAAAACCCACGCAGATTTTAATGAATCTTCACCTGGTATGATGTTTATCGAAATGGCATCATATATCGGTGATGTATTAGGATATTATATAGATGATACGTTAAAAGAATCTTTAATGCCTTACGCAGAAGATAAAAGAAACGTATTGGCCCTGGCTAAATATCTTGGATATAAAACAAAAGTTACTTCACCCGCAGTAACTGAAGTAAGTGTATACCAACTTGTACCATCAAAGTATAAGACGGGAACACCATCTGATTTTGAACCAGATACTAAATTCTATTTAAGAATAAAAGAAGGAATGCAGTTAACATCTAATAGTGGTGTTACATTTGTAACTACAGAGTTATTAGATTTTAATGAAGTTGATGGAAGAGAGATTACAGTATATTCAAGAAACACATCAACTAATGAACCAGAGTTTTACTTAGTTAAGAAAAAAATAAAAGCAATTTCAGCAATATTAAAAGAAAAAGAAATTGCGTTTGGTTCAAATAGTGATTTTTCAAAAATAGATTTAGATGATACAAATGTAATATCAATTTATGATGTTAGAGATTCTAACTCAAGTAAATATTACGAAGTACCTTATCTTGGTCAAGAGATGGTATATGTGGATTATCCAAACACTGCAGCGAATGAACCAGAGTTTTATCAGTTTAGAGAAGATGTACCATCTATTTTAAGAACATTAAAAACTCCAAGAAGATTTACAACTATAGTAAACGAAGATTTTACAACAACAATACAATTCGGTTCTGGTGATGGTAACACATCAGATGAATTATTAATACCAAACTTTGATACAGTTGGTTTAGGATTGGTGGGTAGTGATGATAAATTATCTGAATACTATGACCCTGCAAACTTCTTGAAAACTAAATCATACGGACAATCTCCAACTAATACAACAATAACTGTAAAATATTATGTTGGTGGTGGTGTAGAATCAAATGTTGGTAAAGGAGATATAAAACAAATCACCGCAGTTGAGTTTGAAGATGATACTGCATCATTTACTGAAGAAGAATTATTATTAAGAAATACTGTAATTAATTCTATAGCAGCAGAAAACGAAATTCCTGCAACTGGTGGTAGAGGTGCAGAAACAATCAATGAGATAAAAGAAAACGCATTGGCATATTTCGGAGCACAAAACAGAGCAGTAACCGCACAAGATTATACGGTTCGTTCATTGGCGATGCCGGCTAAGTTTGGTTCTGTTGCAAAAGCATTTGTGATACAAGATAGTAAATTAGACCAAAACTCACCGAGTGGGTTACTTGCATCACCAGAAACACAAGAAGAGTTTTTAAGATTAATTGATAAGAACGCAGGATTACCAAGAGAAGAACAAAAAAGAAATATAGATTTATTCTTGGCAGGAAAAGAAAATATTGCAAACGATGGTAGTAACCCATTCAGTATTAACATTTATACATTGGGATATAACTCAAATAAAAACTTAACTACAATCAATGGAGCAATCAAAGAAAATTTAAAAACATATTTGAACCAATATAAGATGATATCCGATGGTTTAAATATTGTTGATGGGTATATTATCAACTTTTCAATTGAGTTCGATATATCGATTCTAAACGGTTATAACAGAAGAGAAGTTTTAACAAACTGTAATTTAGCATTACAAGATTACTTCAATATTGATAATTGGACATTTAACGATACGATTAATATAAATGAAGTAGAACTTTTATTGGCAAACCAAGAAGGAGTAATATCAGTAGCTAAATTAGATTTCATAAACAAATGTGGTGGTAACTATTCTGCAAGGTCATACAACTTCGCAGATGCAACGAGAAATAAAATTATTTATCCATCGATTGACCCATCTATATTTGAGTTAAAGTTTCCAAATCAAGATATAAAAGGGAGAGTGATATAATGTATTATTTTGTTACATCATCAAAAGACGCGAGCATATACTTACAACAACCAAAACAAAACACTGGTTTAGACGAGGTATTAGAAGTATCTAAAGTTTACTACGGTTCACTTAAAGATATTTCTCGTTCTCTTATTAAGTTTGATATTTCTAATTTATCATCTTCAATAGCAAGTGGTGAAGTAACAATGAGTGCTGCAGACCTTATCTTAAAAGAATGTGAATCTGTAGAGATACCTCTTGAATATACATTAGAAGCATACCCTGTCTCACAATCATGGGAAATGGGAATCGGTACAAGGTTCGATGAAATATCTACGGATGGAGTTACTTGGAACTATAAATCAAGTGGTTCTAATTGGTTAGATGGAGATATGAATCCACAAACGACTGGTTCATATAATGGTAGAGGAGGAACTTGGTATACTGGTTCGGAAGCAACTCAATCATTCTCATATGAAAGTTCAGATATTCAGATGAATGTATTATCTGCTATGAACTCTTGGGTAGATGGTACTTTCCCAAATGAAGGTTTCATTATAAAACATGAATCATCTAAAGAAAACGATACTGTTGATTATGGACAGTTAAAGTTCTTTGGAAAAGAAACTCATACAATTCATCAACCTAAAATAAGAATTGGTTGGGATGATTCTATATTTGAAACTG